GGGTAAAAAGGGGGTAAACGACTACTTTTTTTGAAAAAGTCATAAACCCTTTAAAATCAAGGGATTAGAAGGCAAACCCAAAGGGTTAGGAAAGGGTTAAGGATAAAGATAAAGATAATATATACTTAGTATAGAGTTGTATATTATAAAAAATAATAGTATGTTTGTGAAATGAAAAGGATTCCTACAGAGATAAAAAAACAAAGAGGTACGTTAAGAGCTGATAGGCTTAACCCTAACGAACCTATCCTTCCTACATCAATTCCCCCTGTACCTTCTTGGCTTACGGATGATGGTAAGCAATCTTTTATAGAGCTTTCAGAACTATTAGCCGATGATATGGCTGTTCTAACTAAGGCAGACACGATGGCACTTACTTTGCTTTGTGATGCTTATGGTGAATATCTAAAAGCTAAGAAGGTTATAAACGAATTTGGACCAACACAAACTGTAACATCGAGAGAGGGTAACTCAAAAGAGGTTGCTCGACCTGAAGTGATGTTAGCAGACAAATCGTTTAGTAAAGTATTTCAAATGTTAAAGGAATTTGGTTTAACTCCAGTATCTAGGGCTAAAGTAAACGCAATAGAAAACAGTGGTAGCACCGATGTTAAAATAGAAAACTTCTTTAACGGTGGCGAATAATCTTCACAGGATCAATAAAGATTTATATTACTTCGATGAAAAATCTGCGAAGAGAGCCTGTGATTTCATACAAACTTTTTGTAAGCACACTAAGGGTGATTTAGCAGGAACAAATTTTGTTTTAGAAGATTGGCAAATAGAAATCATTGAAGGTATCTTTGGTTGGAAGTCAAAAGAAACAAATTTAAGAAAGTTTAGACAATGCTTTATCTTCATTCCTCGTAAGAATGGTAAGACAACTCTTATGGTTGGTATAGCACTCTATATGCTTTTTTCTGATGGTGAGAAGGGTGCTGAGATTGTTTCGGCAGCAGCAGATAAAGAACAAGCTAGGTTAAGTTTTTCTATAGCCAAGCAAATGGTGTTACAAGAAGAGAATCTAACTAAACGAGCTAACACTTATCGTGATTCTATTACCTACGATAAGGTGGGGTCATACTACAAAGTTATCTCAGCAGATGCTGATACAAAACACGGTTTAAATTTAAGTTGTTGTTTACTTGACGAGATTCACTCTCACAAGAATCGTGACCTATACGATGTGTTATTAACCTCTATGGGTGCTAGAAAAGAACCTCTTATGTTAGGTATTACCACAGCAGGAGCAGGGCATCAGAAAGACCACATTTGTAAAGAGCTTTACGATTATTCTAAAAAGCTTATTGATGGAACTATAGAGGATGACTCTTTCTTAGCTATAGTTTACGAAGCACCTAAAGATGCTGATATATTTGATGAAAAGGTTTGGGAGATAGCTAATCCTGGTTATGGTAGCATCATAACAAAAGAATATATGAAGCAACAATCTGTTAAGGCTAAAAACGAACCTTCATACGAGAATACTTTTAGAAGGCTACACTTGAATCAATGGGTTGCTAATGAAACTAAGTGGATTAGTGACGAGAAGTGGATGATGTGTGATAGTGAAGTAGACAAGAGTTACTTGAGAGGTAAACCTTGTTTTGCAGGATTAGATTTAGCATCTACACGAGATATAACTTGTTTAGCTTTATTATTCCCTGACGATGAAGGAGGTTACGATATTATCAACTATAATTTTATCCCTGAAGAAAACGCTAAGAGAAGGTCGGAAAGAGATAAAGTTAATTACGATAAATGGAACAGAGAAGGCTATGTAATTTACACACCAGGTGATGTTTGTGATTACAATTACATTAAGCAAAAGATAAGAGATTTAAGTGAGGTTTACGATATACAGATGATAGCCTACGATAGATGGAACGCTTCTCAAATCGTTATAGATTTAGTTGAGGAAGGTTGTCCGATGATACCAGTAGGTCAAGGATTTAGAACTATGTCACCTGCAACTAAAGAATTTGAAACATTAATTTTAAGTGGTAAGATAAGACACGGTGGTGACCCTGTATTGAGATGGATGATGAGCAATGTTGTATTGACGTTTGATCCTGCAGGTAATGTTAAACCAAACAAAGCGAAGAGTAACGAAAAGATAGATGGTATAGTAGCTTGTTTAAACGCCTTATCCGAAGCTATGGAAAATAAAAATAAAGGTGGTTCTTCTTACGATGACAAAGAAATATTCTTTATCTAAAAACGAGATATTATCTCAAGAATATGGTACAATTAGAAATATTTGTGCTAATGTTTTGAGGTCTAATAATGATTTACACTTGTTGGATGATTTAATTCAAGAGGTTTGCCTTATTTTACTAAAACAAGATAATGAATCTATACAAACGATATACGAACAAGGTTATTTCAGCTATTATGTAGCTAGGGTTATTACGAATCAAGTTTTATCATCTACAAGTCCGTTTCACAAGAAATATCGTCTTAGAACGCCTTATTTTGATTCTGAGCAAGAGGAATATAATCCACTAACAGATGAAATTTGGCTTAATAAACATAAATATTTAACTAAAAAACAGCGAAAAATAGTCAATTTAAGGTTCGTTTATGGTCTAAAAGTGACTGAAATCGCTGCTATGCAATGCGTAACACCTAGGCAAATCTATAAGGATTTAGATAGAATCAACAAAATACTTAAAAAAAACTTTAATTTATAGTTCACAAAACCCATATTTCTATATATATATTTGAGTGAAGTATATTAAAAACTAGGGATTTGGCATCAATATTCGACATTTTCAAAAGAAAAACACAAGAAAACCCACAAGAGAGTCGCTTTTTTGGTGGTGTTGGTATTTACAACACATCAATGCAAGGAACGACAAGTGGTCAAATAGTTTCAAAAGAATCTGCACTAAGACTTTCAACAGTATGGAGTTGCGTTAGAGTAATTTCAGAAACAATAGCTTCTCTACCAATCTCGTTATACGAAAAAGACGAAAACAATAAAAGGGTAATGCTTACAAGCAACCCACTTCACACTCTTGTAGGAGAGCAACCATCTTCACTTTACAATTCATTCAGTTTCTTTGAAAAAAGTCTTATTGACCTATGTTTAGATGGTAATTTTTACGCTTACATAGAAAGAAACAATGGAGGTCTACCTACACAACTTATCCCTATCCAATGTGAAGATGTAGACGTTTATGTATCACCTGATGGTAGAGAAGTTTATTATGAGATAACTCAGAATGAAACTATACCGTACCCAATATCAGGTAAGGTTTCTAGCAACGATATGATTCATATCAAAGGATTAACTACTGATGGTATTGTTGGTAAATCTCCTATACAAAGTGCAGCAGAATCTATTGGTGTATCTTTATCAATCGAAGATTTCGCAGGTTCATTCTTTAAGAATGGAGCATCTGTAGGAGGAATCCTTAAACACCCTGGTTCATTAAAGCCTGAAACGGCACAAAGATTAAGAGCAAGTTGGAATCAAACATATTCAGGTTCTGTAAATGCAGGTAAAACTGCAATATTAGAAGAGGGTATGGATTTTGTTCCACGAATGATACCAAACAATCAAGCACAGTTCTTAGAAACAAGGCAATATCAAGTTAGTGATATTTGTAGAGTATTTAGAGTACCTAATCATATGGTTAATGATTTAACTAGATCCACTTACTCTAATATCGAAGCACAACAAATAGATTTTGTGGTTCATACTATTACACCTTGGATTAAGAGAATTGAAGCAGCTTTAAATCAAAAATTAATTCCTTATAATCAAAAAGGTAATCAATACTTTAAATTCAACCTTAACGCTTTATTAAGAGGTGATTCTAAGTCACGAGCTGACTATTACAGAACACTTGTAAATATCGGTGCTTTATCTCCTGATGAGGTAAGACAATTTGAAGATTTAAACTCTATGGGTGGAGCAAGTGAAGATGTTTATATGCAAAGTAATATGATGCCTTTAGATGGTTTAGGAGAAGGAACAACTAGAAAAGATATAGAATAATATGGGACTAAGTTCAATACAAAGAAAATTTAGAAAGCTTCATAAAAATCAAGGAGGTTACGGAGAGGGTATAACACCAAGTGATTCTAAAAATCTCCCTGAAAAGAAGGCTGAGTTATTTATAGGAACAAAAGGAAATGTTAAAGTAACTCTTCACGGAGGCTCTATTGTTATTTTAAAGAACATTCCTTCAGGTACTTTTTTAAAAGGTATATTTGTAAATAAGGTTCACAGTACAAGTACAACTGCAAGAGATATAGTAGCAATATACTAATAATGGCTTTAAAAGACATAAATACTACTCCAACTAAGGGTATGCGAGAAGAAGCTCGTAAAGGTCTTGAATGGAGAAAAGAGTTTGGTCGAGGAGGAACTCAAACAGGAGTTTCAAGAGCAAGAGATATTATTAACGGAGATTTATCTATATCTTCTATAAAAAGAATGTTTAGTTTCTTTAGCCGACACGAAAACAACAAGGCTAAACACTATTCTGCGAAAGAGAATGATGGTGGACCTACAGCTTGGAGAATAGCTTGGGCATTATGGGGAGGTAACGCAGGTTTTAGTTGGTCTAAGAAGAAGGTTAATGAAATTAAGAGAGAAGAAGAAAAAAATAGTTTAGATATGTCAGAAAATAAAGAAATAAGAGTTTATAATGCTGAATATACCGTAAACAAGGATGACGATGAAAAACGTGTGTCAGGTTACGCAGCTTTATTCGATTCAGATAGCAGAGATTTAGGGTTTATAGAAACTATTTCTCGTGATGCTTTTGATAATAGNTTAGAAGATAATGTTATCTTAACTTTTAATCACGATCCTAATTTAATCTTAGATAGAAATATGGGTGGTACTCTAAAACTATCTACAGATGAAAGAGGTTTAAGATATGACGCTACACTACCTAACACAACAACTGGTAATGATGTAGCTGAATTAATGAGTCGTGGTTTATTATATGAATCTTCTTTTGCTTTTACAGTAGAAGATGATTCTTGGTCACAAGATGGTAATACTACTAGAAGGCAAATCAATAAGATTGGTCGATTAGTAGATGTTTCAATAGTTGGCGTAGGAGCTTATGCCAACACAGATGTTGCACTTCGTTCTAAACAAGAGTTTGAGGATTCTCAAAATTCTAGTGAAGAAGTTGTGGAAGAACCTACCGAGGAGCAGCAGATAAATGAGGAGTGTAACTCTGAAGAAGTAGGTTCTAAAATTAATTTATTAAGTAACGAATTAAAACTCAAAAAACGAATATGAAAAATTCGATTGAATTACGCCAAGATAGAGCAGAGTTGATTAAAAAAGCTGACTCTATGCTTAATTTGGTAAAGGAAGAAACTCGTGATTTCACAAATGACGAGCAAGTATCATACGATGGTATGATGGAAAACATTGACAAAATAGCTAAGAACATTGAAGTTGTTGAGCGTCAAGAAAAATTGAACGCAGAGATTGCTTCTAACCCAGTATCTTTCCAAACACAAGATGTTAACGATTCTAAAGAGATTCGTTCATATTCTTTTGTTGACGCAGCAAAAGCAGCGTATTCAGGTAAAGTAGAAGGTTTAGTTAAAGAGATGGATCAGGAAGCTCGTAATGAGAACCCTAATCAAGCTTTTAGAGGTATAGGTATTCCTTATTCTGTATTGAATGGTGGTACTGAAGGTCGTGCTGCAACAGTATTAACTGCAAACTCTAAACCAACTGAGGTTTCTAGTTTCATTGACCAACTACAAGCTAATTCTGTTTTGGTAGGTGCAGGTTCTAACTTCTACTCAGGATTGAGTGCTGATAGAAAATTCCCTATCGTTCAAAATATTGCTTCTAACTGGGTAGCAGAAAATGTAGGTACTGCTCCAACAGCAGCAGGTTCTTTAGACCAAAAAACTTTAGCTCCTAAAAAAGTTATCTCTATCGTTGATATGAGTGCTGAAGCTTTAGTTCAAAATTCAGGTTTAGAAGGTGCTTTACGAAGAAACTTAGCACAGTCAATGATGGCTAAAATGGAGGCTGCTTTATTAGCACAAGCTGACGTTACTTCAGCTCCTGAGTCTATCTTTGCAGATGCTAACGCTTACTCTACAGCATCAGCTACAATAGCTTTGGTTGCAGGTTTAGAGGCTGAGTTAATCGCTAACGGTGTTGGTTTAGATTCTCGTACATCTTACATCTTCAACCCTGCTGCTTGGGCTACAATAGCAGGTTTAGCAGGAGCTGACTTTACAGGTGGCTACTTAGACCTTAAAGATAAGATGATTAATAACACTCCTT